TTTAGGGTGGTGTCCGACCAGTGAGCGTCGTCTTGAAGGCTAATGATGGGCCGCTGCGAGATTATCTTCGCTTGGAGCCTCAGAGACAGGCCGAGGGCTTGCGTCTCTTCCAGGAAGAGGGCTCGATTTTGGCTATGGAGGAGCTTCGGTCTAATGTGCCTGTACGCTCTGGCTTCTTGCGTGAGAGCGTCTCCAGGGAGATCTTGCCGAATGGATTCACGGTTTATCCTGCCGCATCATACGCTGAGTTTGTGGATCAGGGCTCGAGGCCTCACACGATCTTTCCGAAGAGCGGGAAGGTTTTGCGTTTCGAGAACCAGTGGGGCGCCACTATCTTCGCTAGGAAGGTTGAGCATCCTGGGTTTCTTGGTCGTTTCTTTATGCAGCGGACCGCTGAGAATCTGCGTTGGCGATTGACTGAGCTTGTACGTAGTATTCTGGAGCGTGTTTACCGTGACTGATCCGATGGTCATTCGCGACAAGATTCTTGAGGTTTTGGTGAATCGTAAGCCTGAAAACTGCTTTAGGGCTGTAGCTAAGAAGTGGTTTCGGGCTGAGCCTTTGAGGGCTCGTGTGCCAAGTTTTCCGTATGGTTGGGTTGAGTGGGATAAGGGTCCTGCTGAGCCGCCTATCTCGAGCAAACATGAGATCCGTGACGCCTTCTTCGTGGTTGTGGTTGATCGCCACGTGGACGCGGAGAAGGCTGAGGATAGTGTGCTGAGTTTCTGCAAGACGATTGAGGATATGCTTGCGTTGGATCCGACGTTTGGCGGGTTGGTGGGTTACAGTTGGGTGTCTCTTCGGGAGAAGGAGAAGATCTTCGAAGTGGATCATAGTGTTTGCGCGGTGCGCATCACAGTTCAAAGTAGGCGTCGAGAATGAAGGAAGTAAACGGAAAAAAGTTTGAGAAGGATTGCCGTGGCTGTCCTCAGCTGCTCAGGTTTGAGGCGGCTGCGGAGCCTAAAACAGAGAAGGTTCTCTCTGCAAAGATAGACTGTCGCGTCGAAAAGTGCATGAAGGAGGTGTAATAGGATGGGAACAAGGTATTCGGCTTGGGGCAAAGAATCCGTCTATGGCACTGCGGTTGCCGCTTCCAGGTATGCTGAAGCGATTGCTGGGATTAAGCCTGATCATAATTGGGTGATTCCTGATCCCGTGTTCGGCCGGGCTTTTCGTAAGCGGAATCTTGGTCCGTACAGGGCTCGTGGGCCTGTGGGGCCGTTTCCGGTTGAGCCTGAGAACATTGGCGAGATCTTGCTTGCCGCGCTGGGAAGCGTGTCAACAACTAACCCAGCGACTGGCGTGTACTTGCACGTGTTTAGTCCTGCAGATCTTCCGCCGTCGTTGACTGTGCGTCTTGGCGTGGAGCTGACTGAACGTATTCTGCCGGGCTGCTTGCTTGAGGATTTGAAACTGAAGATTCCGAATGATAAGGACGTTGAGGCTACGGCGCAGTTTCTATCTGGCTTTCCTGAGACTTCGGGCTCGATTGGCACGCCGACGGCTAGCGCGTTGCAGGCTCTAAGTGTGGCTTCGGGCGCGACTATGATGACGCTTGAAGGCAGTGACAGGAAGAACGTGCTCTTTGACAGTGAGATCCAGATACAGAATAAGTGGAGTGACCGGGGCAACTTGGGCGGTCGCACGCTTGCAGTGAAACGTATCGGTAACCGTACGGTTCTTGGCAAGTTGAGCACGAACTTTGATGATGTGAACGAGTACACGCGCTTCATTAATGGGACGCCGTTTACGCTGGTTCATCAGGTTGCCGGTCCAGACATCATTGAGAATTATCCGTACTATCTGAAGCTGGAGCTGCGGAAATGTGTTTACAAGAAGGACGGTGTGCCTGACGTCAAGAATCAGGAGGAGCCTCTTGTGGTTGATGCGCCTTTCCAGGCCTTCTATGATACAACTGGCGCCTTCAACGCTGAGATCAAAGTAACATTGCAGAATACGATAGTCAGCTACTAGGAGCCGTGTGAGACTTGAAGAAGACGGTTGAGGGCGTGGAGTACGAGGTTTCGCCTGTTCCGCCTAGCCATGCTCCTTTCCAGAGCCTCATCGATTCACTGTTGAAAAAAGAGTCGAAGGATGTTGAGGAAGCTGGTAAGGATTCTGAGGAGCTTGAGAAGTGCATTGACAAGGTCTTGGTTGTCACCGTGAATCCTATGCCGCCTAAGAAGCATCAGCTCGTGCTCTACAATGTTGTGAATAATGAGACGAGGCGGGTTATGCGCGAAGCTGGGCTTTTTCGCAGCCAACCCAAACGTGATTCTAAGAAAAACAGCGTATCTGAGTCTGCTTCTGGGAAAGAGGCCGAGTGAGATTCTTGGCCTCCGCGAGCCTGGCCTCTGGCTTCTCGAGTTTGATTATCAGCTGCTTTTTGCCGAGCGGGAGCGCCTTCGCAGCGGCCAGGATGAGACTCGTGACGAGAAGGCTGAGAGGATCCGGAGGTGGGCGGCTTCCCTGAAATAACTATTGAAGCGTATCTTCTGGGGGATGACGCGGTTTCTGAGGGCTTCAAGAAGATGGGCGCGTCTGCTGAGGCCATGGGCGACAAGACTCTGGACATGAGTAGAAAATCTGAGAGTTCAAGTTTGAGCATGCGTGGACTGGCTCGTGAGGTTGCCAGTTTCGGCGCGTCCGCTTTTGCTGTGGCTCGTGTGGGTGAACAGTTTGGCTTGTTGACGAAGCAGCAGGCAGACAGCATTCAGATGATGGGCGGCGTCGTTGCCACCGGCGGCACACTTTTGAGGACCTTCAGCTACATCGCAAAGGCCAGTGAAGGGGTTTCGATTGCTGAGACGGCTCGTGGGGCTGCTCACGGTTTCGCGGATGCTATGGCGTCAGGTATCACGAAGGTTGGCGGCGCTATTGTTTCTGCCTTGGTGAGGATTGAGACTTCAAGTTTGGCTGTCGCGTTTGCCGAGAAGGCTCGTGGCGTCGCGCATTTTTTTGCTGATTCCATGTCTTCTGGCGTGACGAAGATTGTTGGCGCCATCGTGAGCGCGTTGACGGCGATAAGGTCTTCAAGCATTGCCACGACTATCGCGGAGAATGCTCGTGCTGTTGCTCATGCGATCGCGAACGCTGTGGCCAGCTTGGGTGTTGCTGTCCCGATCATTATTGCTGCTGCGGCTGCTGCGGCTGTGGGGGTTATGGCGTACACGGGGAATATTCCACGTTTAGCGAAGGGCGGAATCGTGACGAAACCGACTGTTGCAGTTATCGGCGAAAGAGGACCTGAAGCTGTGATTCCTCTCAACGTAATGACGCAGAACATCATGCAACCATTTAGCCAATTCTCGCAAGGAGGCATCGTTACAAAGTCAACATTGGCGCTGATTGGTGAACGTGAACCCGAGGCAGTAATACCTCTTAGCAGAATGGAGAGCGCCAAGTCTGTCGACGTGACTGTGCATATTTACGGTGCAAGCGACCCATACGAGACCGGAGAATCCGTCAAATCTGCCATTCGAGACTTGAGGCGGGTTGGCATAATTTGACTGACTTGGCTATTGCGAAGCAGAGGCTAGAAATCTTCAAGAATCCTCTTCTTTTTGACGATCACTTTATTGACGATTGGACCTCTAACCCGGCTGGCGGAACAGTTTTGGATGGTGAAGTTGTGACGTTGACGGTTCAGGCTGGACAAACGTTCCAGAATTATGAACGTGCTATCGAGTTTAACCCTAACACTTTCAAGTATTTCATTGTGCGTTTAACGGTGGGCTTATTCAGATCTAAGGTGTGGGTTCGCAGGAAAAGTGATTCGGCCTGGCTTCAGGTTGGAACGCCCGGTCTGGGCTTGAACAGTTTTGACATAACAAGCGTGTGCACGACAACTGTTGACAGGATCTCGCTGCAGGCTTACGGTTCGCCTGGCGTGGACGCCGAGTTTGATTATGTCGCTATCAGCGAGAGCACATATGGTACTCTTGGAGAGGACGACCTAGTTGGAGAACTTAAAATTATTAACAGCGTCTTGAGCAAAGGCGCGAACTTTATGAGTTTTACGGCCGAAAACTTCGGAAACGAGAGTGCTTCAAAAATCTTGGAGAATGCCGTCGTCATCTGTTGGGTCTCACGAGACTCTGGGGAACTTGGAAGCGTCGCCGCAAAAGCATTCGGGGGAAGAATCAAGAAAATTACGCCGAAAGCATTAGAATATAATGCTTACTACATTGACGTCGAATGTCACGGTCACGCAGTAGAGCTTATCAAGCCGCCTTCCAGACTGACTAAAGTCTATTCTGCGATAAATGGGAGAACAATAATTGAAGAGGCCTTGGGTTTAGCGGCTTACGTTGCGAAGCATCCGACAGCTTCGAAATGGTTTGATAATGCGGGTTCAAGCGGAAGCACAGACGACCGCATAAACAGTACGCACAGCAAAAGCTACACGAGAGTGACACCTTGGGAAGTGACCAAGGAACTTTTAGACCTGGCTTCAAACCCTTCCTCAGTTATCGGATTCGACATTTTCGAAACTCCTAGCGGCGCGTTAGTTGGACACCTGAGAAATAGTTTGGACTTTGTGAGCGACGTTGCGAGTCTTACGCCTGAGAAATTCTCGAAGATAACTGACGTTCACACGGTCATAAATTGTCAACAGGTTTTTGGTCGCTTCAGGTTCCAGACTGGGGACGCTGGCTGGGATGATTCGCTTTCAGGCTGGACGGCGAGAATAGGAACTATCCTTTTTCCTAACCCTGGCTATATTCTAGTCGATAATGACGGTAAAGAATGTGAAGTTTACCGGACCATGTCTCCATATGCCCTGTTGAGCGCTGACCCTTTAAGCACACCTGAAGCTGAATGTGTTAACCACGTCTACTGTCAAATGATGATGGGCGACGGATATCAACCTTCAAACTCTTTGTGGATAATCTTCGAATGCGATACCATCGACGACTACTTCTATCACACGTTTTTGAATGTCACGCAGATGTACAACTACGAAGTTGACCAAGACCTCGGAGACGCTAACACAGGAGCCGGAAAATTCTGGACAAAACACGGAAGCGCAGATTGGAATAAAATTAAGAATGTAGTCTTCTACGGCTGGACTTTCTCAGGAGATACCATGTATATCACAGTTGATTATCTGAAAATTACGCCGTTACGGTTCAGGAGCCTATATCCAGACGCCACGAGTCAAGCGGCCTATGGCGTGGTGGATGGAGACCCGCAGATAGATGAAACGCTCTCGAGCGACTCTGAATGTTTTGCTCGAGCAAAAAGTATCGTGGGAGTTAAGAAGGACCCATCAATAACGCTGGAGAACGTCGTGGCCGACGGAACCCTATCGTACAAGCCGAGCTACCGTCAACGCATAGTGGTAAGCGACCTTTCGATTGACGAGACACGTAGAATAGTGGAAGTTGAGCACACGATTAAAGGATCTGTTTGGGATTCTAAACTTGTCGTCAGCGCCGAATCTCAGGCCCTGGACCTTGCTTTCAAGGTGGCGTCTGAACGAATAAAAATGCTTGAAGGGAGAGCCTAGCCATGAGAAAAGGGGGAGACTGCTTGGAAAACGAAGTTAATCTTTCTTCTTTTCCTCTCGTTTTCTTTTCTCTTCCTTGTGTCGCTCCAGGTTTAGCTGATTCTGCAAGTCTTCAAGTCTTCCGATGCGAACTTGTAGTGAGCGGATCTCGTCCACATCTTCTGAGACCCAGAAGGCTATTAGTACGCCGCATATACCGAGCAGGATCTGGAAGCCGAATAACGCCTTTTGCCAGTCTGCTATGTCTTTCCAGTATTCGATGGGAATTGTGGCAATTGAGACTATGCCGATTGCTAGGGCGATTATGTATATCCAGAAGACTGCTTCTCTCGCGTTCACGAGCATTCCTTATCTTTGTGTTGTTTTCGCGGTTTAAAAATGTTGGTGGAGGACTGTTCTAGTTGAAGAAAGGTGAACGTGTTAAGGTGCAGCGGTGGAGTGCTCATGTGCAGAATGCGGTTTACCAGGATGTGGTTGTCGCTAATCCTCGGGACTTGGATAAGCAGATGAAGCTTAGCTTTTTGGTTGATACGGGTGCGAGTGGGACTGTTATTCCTCGGAAAGTGGCTGAGAAGCTTGGTCTTGAGTGTATTGGTGAGGGGCTTGTTGAGTTGGCTGATGGTAGCCAGGTGAAGACGAAACTTGCGTTTTTGTACATGAAGCTTGACGGTGAGCATGTGTTTACGCTTGCCAGTTATGATGGTTGCACTACGCCCTTACTCGGCTTTGATGTTATGTCGATCTTGGGATTGCAGCTTGACGTAGGCCGAAAACGGTTTTTGAAGCCTGTCAGGCGCTTTAGTCTTCTCAGCTTCATTCTCAATAAGGGCTGGGTTGGCGGGTCAAGGAGGCGCAAACGTGGTTGATTGGGTTCGGCGTGCGTTGATGCGGAAGGAGATCCGCGGGCATGTGAGGAGCAAGCAGCATGTTGAAATGGTTGAGGCTGATGAGCGCTTGGTTTACGCGGTGAAATTTGCGATCGGGATGACTATATGCTTGTCTGGCCTTGAGGTGGCGCACATGGCCTTGCTTCAACGCTGGAATAGTGAGATCTTTGTGGCTATTTCGAGCCTTATCACGTTTGTTTCAGGGATAATCATTGGACATAAGGTGACTTAGTTATGAAGGGTAAGCCTTGGTCGCGTGCGCAGGAGAAGAAGCTTCAGGATCTTGTGAAAGCGAAGGTTTCTCCAGAGGCCATTGCTAGAGAACTCGGGATGACCGTTGATGCAGTGAGTCACAAGATGAGGCGGCTTGGCTTAGAAGAAGTAGGCAAAGACGATTTGCACTTGCCTTCTTCTTCTGACTTGCCGAAAGACTTGTTTACGGTGGAGCAGGTCCTCTTGTTTTTGGCACGCGCTGTTAAGTCGCTTGAGCAGCCGGGTTTGGAAAAAGGTGAGGTTCTGCGGTTGCGTAGCCTTGTTCAAGCTTGCAGGGTTTATCAGGATAAGTTTGCTGAGTATGTGAACTATCGTCGGATTGAAGGGGACCTTATGGAGTTGAGGAAGGAAGTTGCGGCGTTACGTGCACGCGAGGAGCATGCAGCGGGATAAGCTTGGCCGATTTCTTGAAGCCGCAAAGGTTGATGTAGTCGCTACGAGGGCGCTTGCGACGAAAAAGGCGAAGAAGGCAGCTAAGGATCAGCCTAGCTGGTTTAGAAACACGTTGGGGTTTAAGCCGTTTAGTTATCAGCAGGACCTCATCGACGCTTTTAACCTGCATCAATTTTTGGCGGCGCGCTGGTGTAGGCAGAGCGGGAAAAGCTGGATTATTTCAGCTCTGTTGTTGAACTATGCGGTTACGCATGATGACAGTTACATTGCTGTTGTCGGGCCCTCGTGGCGTCAGACGAAGCTTAACATTCGTCGCATGGGCTATTTTCTGCGTAAGCTTCCGCCAAGCCAGTATCTGAAGCCTGGCAGAACCATTCTGCGGTTCACGAATGGGTCTGTGATTGAGGCTTTTCCAAATAATCCTGACACCATTAGGGGCCCGACGTTGCAGGTGGTTTGGTGGGATGAAGTAAACTTTACGCCTAATGATGCGGACCTGTATGATGCTATTCTCTTCACGCTTGGCACTACGGACGGCAAATTGATAGCGACGAGTACGCCTTGGAATGCGGATAGCATTTTTTGGAAGATGTGTTTTCATAAGGATTGGACTGATTTTCACCGTAGCCACGTGAGCGTCAAGGAAGCTACGGCTCCAACCGGGCCCTTAAGGTCTAACATGATTGAGAAAATACGGAAGCAGTTTGGCGAGGATCCTTCTCGGTGGCGTCGTGAGATGGAGGCTGAGTATGCTGAGGACGAGGATGTTTGGCTTTCGCAGAGCCTAATAGTCTCTTGCGTAGGCACGGAGAAGACGTGTGGTGAGGATCTGCAGCTGTGGAATCCTGAACGCAGTTACCAGGGAGATCTCTTCGCCGGCTTGGATATGGCTCAGGTGAAGGATTACTGTGTTCTCAGCATCTTCGAAAGGCTCAACGATAAGCTTCTGCTGAGACACTTGAAGATCTTTAGTCAACCCACGAAATACGCGCATGTGCTAGGATATTTGAAGATGCTGCAGGACCGTTGGGGCGGGTTCTCGAAGATTCGCGTGGACATGACGAAGGACGGGCCTAGTCTTCTCGCGGATATGGAGGATGCGGGCATTGCGAATGCTGAGGGCGTAAACTTTAGCGTGCCAAGAAAGAGCGAGATGGCTAACTTGTTGAAGCAGAGAATGACTGATGAGAAGCTTTTCTTTCCTCTTGTCACATGGGAGAAGCCCTATCGTGGTGACATCTGCAGCGAGCTAAACGTGGAGAAGTACGATCTGCGCAAGGACGGCGCCATTGCGTTTAGTCACCCGAACGGGACACATGACGACGTGTTCTGGAGCTTGGCCTTAGCTATTTTTGCTACGGTGCAGATGAAGCCGTTTGA